GTATAAGTGATAATGCTGTTAGAGAGTTCAGAAAGAAGCATGGTATTGTACCAGTAGTTAAGCAGATAGATACGCTTGCTGCTGAATGGCCTGCTAAGACCAATTACTTATACCTTACATACGGAGGCTCAAGTGATGATATAATCTATAATAGTAACAACACAAATGATGGAAAAGAAAAGAAGAGAAAGGCTATAGTGCTGGGAGCAGGTACATATAGAATAGGCTCAAGCGTAGAGTTCGATTGGGCTACAGTTAACATGGTCTGGGGTCTTAAGAGTAATGGATTTGATGAAGTAGCAGTTATAAACTGTAACCCAGAGACTGTATCAACTGATTATGATGTATCTGATAGATTATACTTTGAGGAATTAACCCTAGAGAGGGTTCTGGATATATATGAGAAGGAGAATTCCGATGGTATAGTTACATGCGTAGGAGGACAGATAGCAAATAATCTAACACCAAAGCTTGCAAAGCATAATGTAAAGATACTAGGTACTGATCCAGAGGATCTTGATAGGGCAGAGGATAGAGCAAAGTTCAGTACACTATTAGATAAGCTTAACATAAAGCAACCTACATGGCAAGTATTTGAGAGTATAGAGCAAGCAAAGGAGTTCTGCAAGATTATAGGATATCCAGTCTTAGTTAGACCATCTTATGTACTTAGTGGATCTGCTATGAAGGTTGTATGGGATGAGAGCAATTTAGAGAAGTATCTAACACTAGCTGCTGAGGTTAGTAAAGAGTATCCTGTAGTTATAAGCAAGTTTATAACTGATGCATTAGAGGTTGAGGTTGATGGTGTTGCTGATGGGTCAAATGCTATAATATGCTCTATCATCGAGCATATTGAGAGTGCTGGAATACACTCAGGCGATGCTATGATGGTTATACCTCCATTAAGACTAAGTATGAAGCATATTAAGATGATAAGGGAGTATACATTGAATATAGCAAGGGCATTGAGGATAAGGGGTCCTTTCAATATACAGTTTATTGTAAAAGGTGATGATATCTATGTTATAGAGTGTAATCTAAGGGCAAGTAGATCCATGCCCTACGTATCAAAGTTTACTAGAGTTAATGTTATATCACTTGCTGCTAGAGTTATAGCAGGTAAAGCATTACCAGAGATTGAAGAACCATGGCTTAATGCTAAAGGCTATGCTGTTAAAGTACCTCAATTCTCTTTTATGCAGTTAGAGGGAGCAGATATAGTGCTAGGTGTAGAGATGAGATCTACAGGTGAGGTTGCATGCTTTGGGGATACATTCTATGATGCAATGGTTAAAGCATTATTAGCATCAAATTACAACCTAAATATTAATAATAGTAAAAGAAGCGCATTACTAACAGTTGGAGGTTTAATGAAGAAAAGAATACTACCTATAGTATCACTTCTCAAAGCACTGAATTTTAATATATATGCTACTGAGCATACTGCGGAGTTTCTTATAGCAAACGGTTTCAAGGATGTTACTATAGTATATAAGATAAGTGAACCTGATAGAAAACCAAACATAATAGACCTTTTATACAATAGAGAGGTTGATATCATAATAAATATACCAAGTACTCTAACTATTGAGAAGTTCGTTGGGATGTTAGATGACGAGTATATGATAAGAAGAAAGGCTGTAGAGATGGGTATACCTGTATTTACTACACTTGAGAGCGCAAATATGTTCCTTAAAGCATTAGAATGGCTTGCTAGTAATAGACCTAGCATAAAACCTTTAGAACACTATATCATTTAGATTTGGTTAAGATATCTTAATAAATTTGGTCTTCTCTTTTATAATTATATTTATCTAATCAAATCTCAATTCTCATAAGAGTGTTTAAAGAAATAATAAATATGTTCATCTATACTTGTACAAACCACACTAAGATAGATCAGATAGTTTATAGGAACATCTGGAAACAATATTTAAAGTTGTACCTTACAGATGAGGAATTCAAAGACTTCTGCAAGATATTTGATATTTACATGATTGCTTCACAACAAATGCCACATGGCGAAACTGGAACAAAGAATATAAGAATATATTTATGGGATTCAAAAGGTTATTTAGCAAGAGTTATTAACTGTATGGTTATTAGCCATGAACTTATACATGCTATTGCAATATATAAATATTGTTATAAAAATAATAATCCATTAATTGCTAGAGCAGTTCATCAAACTTTACATTATTACCATGGATATGGCAGAGAAGGAGAGATGCAAAGTAAACTAACAGAATTAAAGTTAACTGTAAAGGTAAACCCATTATCAATACCTTTAAAGATCTTAGGTTCCTACGAGATGATAGATTATACAAAGATTGAAAGAATAGCAATTGAACAGATGCAAGTTAACTGATTAAACCTATAAAGAATAGATTATAGATAATATGATAAGCAAAAATCTTTTAAGTAAATCATAATTATAATATAGAAGCTTTATATTAGATATCTCATATGTTAAAATGTTAGTACTTGTATGACGATAAATTCTACTGTTATTGTCGAATGAATAGAATTAATAATAATGAGTAAGAATATCAAGTTTAGCAGTGCAGAAGGTAATCCTTTCTTAAAGGCATACTTATACATACAGGCTAATAGAAATGAATGGGATGAAAAGATATCTGCAATAGAGTACAATACTGAAAGAGCAAAGCGCTTTAAGGAACAACAGAGAGCATTAAGATGGATGATTAAGCATATAGCAGCAAATAAAAGTTTGGCTAGTAACAGAATCAACTAACTTAAAATAAATATTTTATCTTATTTATTTTTATTTTTAAGGGTATGAACAAATATTCAAATACTTTAAGATACAAATATTCAGTATTAGATATGAGACTTGCGATAATAAAGCATGACCTAAGAAGATTACATCGACAGATAGGAACATATAATCCATTACAGCATACTACCATACTTGTAATGCTAGATCATTTAGTTAATAATATTAACGTTCGTAATAATAATAAGAGTAAGGAAGTGAATGGATATGAATGATAATCATCTGCTAAGGTTTGCTGGTTTAGATCTAGCAAGGATAAGAGATCACTCAGCACTAGTTGTAGTTGAAATAACTAAAGATAAAGATAATACTAATGATTTTAACAATAAGATAATAACTGTAATTGATGCTATAGAATATCCTCATATAACATTAGATAAATTAGCAGAGATGATTAAGAGCAAGTATGAAAAGTATAAATGGGTTACACTTCTTATAGATGCAACTGGATTTGGAGGCGCTATTGCATATGATATACTAAGGAAGTACATGGATTGTAAAGCAATTGTTTTTACAAATAATATAAAGAATCAGATGGTATCTAACCTTATAACTTTAGTGGCAAATAAGAAGATAAGGATACCAAAAGAACACAAAAAACTCATAGAGCAGATGCTTGAGCAGAGGATAATTTCAGACAGCTCAAGTATAAAGTATAAGCATCCAAGTAATAAGAACGATGATTTGTTCTGGGCTCTATGCTTAGCATGTTTTGCATGTAAGGATGTACTAAATCAATCTTACATGAAGATAGCAAGTAAAAAATTCTATCAGCAAGAGAATCTTTATGGTAAGTACGATGCTATATACTTTAGATGGTGAGTAATATGAGCAGATATGAGGGATTAAGTAGAATAGGAAGGATATTTACAGAAGCATTAAACATATATAGAAAAAACCTTAGAAGTTACAGTAATTATTATGCTGAGAATACTAGTAATATATTTAGAGTTGCTCATATCAAGAGATTCAATCATCACTCAATAATGCCTCCATATACTCAAGAAGATTATAGAGATTTTGAGAAAGTATGGGCTACTACTCTAGCAGGGGCCGCTTTAGATAAGAAGGTTGAGTTCATAGTTGGAGGAGGAATAAGGCCAGTATTTGATTTAAAAAGAAACTTAAAGAAGGGTTTAAATGAGCAAGAGATTAGGGCAAGGTTAGCAAGATATGATGATCTGATGCAAAGACTTATTGATATAGATGAGCAAGTGGAGTTCAATCAAAAATTAAAGATATCTATACTACTCAGTAAAGTGTTTGGTAGAGCATGTATGCTATTTGATTATAATGATGTTAATAGCAGGATACCAAGCACATTAAAGATAGTACATCCTAGATATCTAGGCACGGTAATTGTTGATGATACCACATGGAAACCTACGCATGTTCAAGTTATGCTAGCAGAGAATGAATATTTGCCTATAGATGAAATGATATACTTGGTTAATTTACCATATACTCCAGTATTAAATAGTGATTGGTATGGATTCTCAGAACTCCAAAGGGTTGTTGGTGCAGCAAAAGCACTTCAAAGATTCATAGAATATGATGCACCAGAGATTGCGGAGAGTATGTGGGCTGGTTACGGATTATTCATAATAAATACAGCAAATAAGAGTAAGGAAGAGGCTGATGCTATGCTCAATGCTTTAGTAAACAGCCTTAAACCTGGAGCATTTAACGCTATAGCAGCAAAGAAAGAAGATGTGGATTTCAAGACTCTAGATCTTGAGCCTAAAGTTCAAGAATTAGTACAGTTAATAGATGCTTATGAAAGACTCATAATAGGTAACTCAACTGTACCATCAGCATTACTTGGAAGAGAAGAGGAGCAGAACATGGCTACTCTGAAGGGTAAGATAGAATTCTTCATGAATGGTGTTATAAGGGCTGAGAGAGAGGCAATAGTTAGAGAGGTTAGCAGGCAATGGTATCAAAGGCTAGTTGAAAGGATAGAACCTAGTGTGTTGAATGAGTTAAACATAAGTGCAGAATTTGAACCGTTTATAGTAAGTAATTGGGTTGATATGGTAGATGCTGTTAAGAAGTTAAAGGAACTCTTACCAAATCTAAGCGAGAATGCTATTCTTACTATGCTTGGTTTAGAATATTTAAAGAGCGACATGTCAATTACGCATGATAGCAAATAAAATTTTAATAGACCAATAGTCAGACAGTATATCATTTATAATCAATTTATTTGATTAATCTGTCTGGTTATCTTCCATAATCGTATAAAGATCTTTTTTATTATTATGTTATTATTTTAGCTAATGGTTCAATGTTGTGACAAATGTAATTACAAGAGTAATACTAGCAATACGAATGAAAAAGATTGTAAATCCAATGTTAATATAATTAATGTTCTACCTTCACAAGAGAATAATTCAGAGAGTAATTATCCAAAGACCAGTGACGATAAGCTCCCTAGTCACATTAAGGTCAAAGAGTTATTCAATGTGTTTGACGAGGCACTTTATAAAACATTCTGCAAATACAAACCATCATATGGTGAGATGTTTTTAGCTTTATTTCAATTGCAACAAAAGCTGAATACACTCTACATGCAGGATATTATAAAAGATTATTTAGAGCTAACAAAGATTGATATTGTAAGGATGCTAACTACTCTAGATGAAGAAAATTGTAAGAAACAAGATATGTATGGCTAATAATGAATAGAAGATTGATAGTGATTCACATGACTATGGATAATAAAATAAAATACTTTACATCAAACTCAAGGTTCTTCATAAAATCGTTCCTCATAGATGATAGTATAAATGCAAATCATTGGGGAGTTAGCAGGGATGCAATAATAAAGAATATAAGAAGTGCAATAGGCAAACCATTTATAATAGACTTTAACACATTTTCACACCCTAAGGCGGAAAGCATAGAGCAGTTGCTTAAGGAGCAAGAGAAGTATAGAGTAGGAACAATAATAGATGTTAACTATAATAATGGTTATGCATGGTTTATAGCAGAAATATTTGACGCCAGAGCTATAAAAGCAATAAGAGATGGAATAGTAAGGTTTGTTTCTCCCTCAATAATAGTAGATGAGAAGGATATAGTTAGAGATCAAGATGGTAATGAAATAGTAAAGAGCTTTGTAGTTGCACATGTAGCAGGTGTAAAGGACCCAGCATTTGGTATAAATAAAGCAATGATAACTGCTCAGTGTCATGGAACAGCGTATACATGTCTGAGTATTTTAAGAAGAGCAAGTAAAGAGAATAGTAATAACGATAAGGAAATAACTAATCACAATAATAAAGGGAGCATTAACAGATGCGTAAGAGAGTGCTTGCATGAAAAGAAAAGGACGAATATCGATATAGATAAACAATCAATAGCAATATGTTTAAACGAATGCTCTAAAAGTGATAAAAATGATAAAACAAAAAGTAGTTCTTTATGTTCAAGTCATCCAAATGCTAAACTGATGTCTATGCAAGATGTTAACTCAAATCAAAACGAGAATAACAAGATTGTAGAGTATGAAAATATAATAGCAGAGTTAAAGAACAAACTAAGGTTAGCTGAGTTAAAGCAAGTTATCGATAGAATAGTGACAGCAAAGCTAGCGTTAGGTAAGATAAATGAGCATGATGCTGAGAATGAAAGAACAAAATACACGGAAGCAGATATTGAGATGTTGTTAGACGAACTTGCCTCTGCTTATGAAGAGATGTTATCTAACAAGAGTGCAAGTATTTACATGCATAAACCATCATATAATGCAAGTTATATGCTTAGTGCTAAAAGAACAGTAGATATTAAGGATACTACTATTTATGCTGATAGGCTATTCTTAAGGTGATGTGATATGGCTCAAGCAGGAGATATAGCAAATACTAACTTCATAGTAAGATCATTCCAAGTTGATGCTAATCAAAGTATAGATAGAGGTGATGTTATAGCAATAGTAGAAGGCAAGGCTAGAAAGGCTACTAGTAACGATGATGGTCCATTTGCTATAGCAATTGAGAGTGTTACAACTAGTAGCAACGATGTTAAATATGTTAGAGCATGTATATCAGGGTTAGTTTATGTAATAGCAGATGGAACTATAAGACCTTTCAGACCAGTTAAAGTAGGCTCTCCAGGCAAGGTTGTTGAAGATACTAGGATAAACATAAGCGATGAGTACTCACAGCAGGAGATTCAAGAACTACAAAATATATTCTGGAAGAGAGTTGGTGTATACATAGGTAAAGAGAATGAGCATCTAACAGTAAGTGATGCTCATCAAGGAGAAGTTATTCTAATCAAGTTATAATGAGTAATGATTAGGTGATATTTATGGTAGTGATAGACAACTCAACAAGTGATATAAGCATGAGCACAAGTAACTCTAGAGTAGCATTAACTTACTCCCCATATACAGGCAAGATATATCTAGGCTCTTTAGCAAGCGAGGACTTTAGAAGAGATGCTAATCTTATACCATTAATAAAAGTAAACAAAGATAAGAGGCTTGGTGAAGGCAGGTATGAGGTACTTTATGCGGAATATATAAGACAAGCAGAGAGGCATCTACAAGCAGGAGTACTAGATACTCCACATGTTCAGACATTAACATCTGTACAGATACTTGATATGATAATTGGTGAAGAGTATAGGCAATACTATTTACAGGAAGGTTGTACTAGAGTACCAGTACCAAAGTTAGAGTTAAGAGTGCCAATAGCAAACAAGTATGAGGCTAGTGAGAAAGTACCTCCAATGGTAGAGCCTAATGTACTTAACACAAAGTTCACTATGGTTGAATTCAATCTATGGAAGAATGTGGTTGCTTTAGCGGTTGAGGATGAAGCTAGGTTAAGACCATCTGTTGATCCATTTGCAAGTCAGATAAAGACAGCTGCTACTGCATTAGGCAGAGCCGTAGCAAAGCAGATAGCAGAAGAGTTAAACAAGTTTGATGATGTAGCAAAAGAGTCATGGAGCGCTTTAGGTGCAAGTGATAACTTCTCAGCATACAATCCATTGGATCATATAGCAGCAGAGTACTCTAATATTGCAGATAAAGGCTTTAATGTTGATACAATAGTAATGCATCCTAGAACATGGGCTGCATATCAGAGTAATACGTTCATTAAAGGTTACACTATATTAACTCCAGAGCGCTTAGGTATGGGTGTATTCCCATTACCAGGTTGGCCAGGGATAACTGCTGTAGTAGACAGTGTATTTACACAAGGACAGGCAGCATTGTATGATAAGAAGACCTTCTTGCTAGGAGAAGGACCAACTGTAATAGAACAGGGTAGAGATATAGACAAAGGCATGGATAAGTATGTTATAAGACAATGGGTACAACCATTACTCACTAGTAAGGATGCTGGAGTAAGATTAACAAATATATTCTAACCTTAATTTTTATTATTTTCTTTTAACAAAGTTTATTAATTAAATGTAATAATTACTATTGTTCATGATCTTATTTAATCTTTTATCTATATTTTAATATAATTTCACATAATGAATGATGAAATATTAAACATATTATTACCTCAAATAACACAAATGGGTTTTGGTGCAATAATATTATTCGCTATCATGCGATGGTTGATTAACATAGAAAGAGAGTTAAATGAGATAAGTAGAATGTTAGATGAGATAAGCGGTGATGCTAGAGATCTTAATAAAAGCATAAACAACCTAACAGATTCTATAAATACATTTAATAAAAGATTTAGATACGGTTAATTAATTGTCCATTGCTAACCTAACCACATTTGTATAATATAATTAGTTATGATAAAGTAGATCTTGTCTTAATTATTTATGTTTGAAGTATTTGGAGATATAACAACTAATAGGCAAGAGGTTAGGAGATTAATAGGCAATCCTCCAATTAGTGAGGTTAGTGATGAGCTAATAGATTCTGCTTTAGCGAAGGCATGTTCTAGCATAAAGACAGATACTGGTAGAAGTTGGAAGAGTAGTGATAAGCAATGGCATGATATCATATATGCGCAAAATATTAGAGCTGCATACTATATTATGCAATTCTTTCCATCTGCAACAATGGAAGGCAAAGCAAAGTTACTACTTGAAGAATATTATAATAGGATAAGATCTATAAACAAGGGACAAGGTGATTCAGTCCCAGTAACATTCACCATAGTAAGCAGCAAGTATAAGTCAAGATTGTTAAAAGATGAGCAAGATAAAGAGCAACTGAAATATTATTAAATGTTACCATGTAAATATTATTTACAATCCATGGTGATACATTATGACTTTACGTATAGCAGGAAGAGATAGTGACTTCATTACTGATCCAAACATACATTTACTTAATATGCTTAAGAATAATTGGAATCCTAATGGTGCAGATAATGATTCAGAGTTAAAGGTATTAGACGAGACTAATAATGCATCTACTGCTGGAGTAAGGTTCTCTGTAGATTGGTTTAATGGACTTTCCTGGTATCAGATAATAGTCAAGCATTTAAATACAACTATAAATAAGATAACCCTAGGCTCAAAAGGATACTTTGAGCATAACTCTTATCATGCAATACATATATTCGCTAAAGGTAAAAATGCCCTAGATAAGATATGGAAGTTAGAGAAAGAGATTGAAAGAATAATAGCATTGAATATGTTTAATATGCCAGAAGGTATACAATTAACACTACTACAGGACTTTAAACGTTTGCCTAAAGAAGATGCATATGAGAGCATAGAACATAGCGTAGCAACAGTTATTCTAAGATACTATAAGGTGATAGTGTAAAATATAAATAGATGTGACACACGAACAATTAAAAGAAAGTAAATTGTTGCATGCTGCAGAGATTAATCAGATAAGTTTAGTTCTTATTGATATCATAGTTAAATGATAACTGGAGGGAGTAAGAATGTCTACAAGAATACCAACATTTGCAGGTTTAATTAAGAGACAATTAGAGTATAGAGAAGAGAATGTCTTTGGTGAAGGAATAGATATCTCATCTGGCACATTAAAATCTGCAGGACATATAAAGAGTATTGATCCAAAGATTGAGATAGTATTTGAAGAGTTCAGAAGGTTAGGTTCAGAAGATATATACAAGAGTATAAAATTAGCAGAGAACTATAGGTTTACAATAACTTATGCCATAGAAGATATAGAGTTCTTGAAATATGGGATAAATTCACAAGGCTCAAGTAATAGTATAGATAAATCATTAGCATTAGGATTCTCATACATACTTAATGGCGTAGAACACTTTGTAAGGATCAAGGGTGCTAGAATGAACAGTATAGAATTAAAAGCAAATGCTGATTCACTAATAGAAGTTACAAGTGAGTTCATATGTAAAGAGATATCCACCCCTAACACAACAGACTATGTATCTGGTACTGCTACACATGCTACTGATCTTAGCAATAATCCATGGCACTTTGCTGATGCAACAGATCCTGTAAGACTTATATCAGGCGCATCTACAACTATACTACCATGCACCTCATTAACTATAAAGATAAATAGAAACCTGGACCCCATAAGAACTTTAGGTAGCCAGCAGATAACATTCTTACCAGCAACAAATAGAGATATAACAGGAAGTATAACACTACTTTATCTTAGCACAAGTAGAGAGGTGGATCTAAAGAGTAGTAATACATATACATTAAGATGGATATTGAAAGAAGGTTCAGGAGGAGCAGTACTTGATCTTACAAATACAGTATTCACGTCTTTAGATAAAAGGGAGTTTAATGCTAGTGATAACAAAGCTGTGCTTGAGACCTTAGGATTCAGGGCAAAAGGGGCTACAATATACACCACTTAATTGATGAACAATATAAAAATAAATTGTAATCAATTGATTATTATTATTTTATTTATTTTGTCTAACTAAAGCATGATTGTTCTTTCTTTATTAATAATTAAATGATTATACTATGAGTAGTGATGTTATAGAGTTAAATGGTAAAGAGTACAGAATAAAACATTACCTTACTGTGAAAGAGGTTAAGGAACTCATAAAAAGAGAGCAATACGCTAGAAATGAGGCTGCTAAAGGTAATTTTGATCCAACATTTGAGTTATGGAGCGAAGTACTAAATAAATGTCTAGGATTAACTTTAGAAGAGTTAGAGAGTATGCATTATAAGGATGCTGAGATGTTATACATTAAGGTGTTAGAGATGAATAGAAGTGTCCCTTTACAGTAAAGATGAAGATAGTTAAGATGTTCATAACAGATAACTTTAGTATAAATGATCCTTATTTAACTGAGATGTTTAAACTATACTCTTTAATAAAAGCAGGAATAGTAAATATAACTTATAGTGATTATGAGAATATGAGTGAGAGAGATATTGCTTACTTGATGACTATAGCAGAAGCAGATATTAGTGCTCAAGAGATTAAGAGCAAAGGTACAGCATTTATTCAGGGTGCGCTTAACAAATGATATCTTTAAGAGAGATAGGTATAAGGAATGCAGTAACAAGAAGTAATCACATAGTATTAAATATAGATAATGTTATCCAAGATACGCTTAATATATTAGTGGATGAAATAATGTATGAGATTAAAGAGCGTATGATAAATGATTCATGGACTGATGCTAAAGGTAATACAAGACATGGACATATAGTTAGTGGTGAGTTAATTGCAAGCATATTTAAAGAGCAGGGTAAGAACTATGTTGTTTTAGGTGCTAAGGCAGAACATTCAATATTCCATGAGTTTGGTACAAGTAAACAACAGGCGCATCCTATATTTAGCACTATAATAAATAATAAGATAAGTAAGTTTACTGATATACTTGTAAAACACAATGAACAGTTATAAAAAATTTTTAATCATTAATTATTTTTCTTTCTTCATAGGTGATTAATTACTATGGAATTCCCTCTGATATGGAGATTTCAGGTTCAAGGAGCAGAAGATGTTAAGGCGAGATTAAAAGAGGTTAATGAACAGTTTGCTAGAGGAGAACTTACAACCCATCAGTATGCCCAGAAGCTAAGGGAACTTAATAGAGATGCCAATACACTAAGTGGAGCTATGAGGCTACAAGGTAACATAATGAGAGCTCTGCATCCAAACCTTGCTATGCTTGAGAGATCCTTCTCTAGACTTGGCAGTGTTGCTAGGAGTGTACTAAGTACTCTAGATACAGTTAACATAATACAACTTGTTATGATAGGAAGGACTAACTCATTAACTGAGGCACAAGATGAGTTAGAGAAGGCGCAAAGAAATTATAACCTAGCGGTAGAACAGTTTGGCGCAAATAGTCCTCAAGCACTTAAAGCATTGGAAGATTTAAGTGAAGCACAAAATAAACTTAACAGAGCTATGAAGGAAGCAGAGAGCGATAAACTTAACTCTATAGTAGGATCATTATCTGGTATAGCAAATATAGCAGGTTCCTTAGGATTTGCTGTTATGGGCCTAGGAAGATTCTCTGGTGCATTGGCAGGGTTAAGGGGAGTATTAACGGCACTTATACCATCATTTGGTTCAATACTTACTATGCTTGGTGCATTAGGACCCACTGGATTAGTTATAGCAGGCGCTATTGCAGCTATAGGCTTACTTGCGTATGCATATCAATCGAATATGTTTAATATGCTTGATGTATTGAATAACGTAGGCTCTAGTATAGTAACGTTCTTCACACGCATAATGCCTAGTGCATTACAAATTGCTGCAAATGTTATAATCAATATATTTACAACAGTAATACCAGATGCATTATCAAATTTTGCAAAGTTTATAACTAGCATATTTACAAATGCGCTACCTCAAGTAATCTCATCGTTTATATCATCTTTAGCAGGTGCAGTTGATAGCATAGTAGGATATGTTATGAAGATAATAAATTCTGTTAATAATGCGATAAATGCAATACTAGGATTAGTTATAAAGACACCTTCAATATCTACTACAAGTTATTCTTACACACCATCTTCCTCATCATCAACATATTCCTCATCATCTTCCTCATCTTCATCATCAAATACTGCAACAACATCCAAATCATCTAGCAAGGGTGGTGGACCAGCTAAAGGTCCTGCTATACCTCTTCAACATGGATTTGAAGGAATAGTAAATAGACCAACTTTATTCCTTGCCGGTGAGGCAGGAGCAGAGTATGTTTATGTACAACCATTACATAAATCATTGTTATCATCGCAGTATGCAACATTCAATACTAGCAGTGCTAATCCAAATATAACAATTAACATCAATATTGGATCATTTATAGGAAATGATAAGCAAGCAATAAAGCAATTAGCAGATATTATAAGTAGAGAAATAGCAAGTAGGATAGGTATATTTCATTTTTAATGTAATTGGTTATTAATATGCTCTCTATCTAATTTATTCTATTATTTTATTTTTATTAGGTATCAACTTATGAATAATTTAAGAGCAGTGCTTCCTAAAGTTATTATAAGCAAAGATAATACTACTTTAACATTTGATCCAGTCAATAGAATATACGATTTTAATCTTATATCGCTTGATATTGAACTTAGTATAGATTCTAATCCAAGCATAGCCAAGTTTGTTGTTGAAGATTCTAATGCTATAGATCTAGGCTATAGAATAGATATATGGTTAGGGAAGGTACCTTACATAAACGATAAGATATTCTCTGGCACAATTGATGTTAAGAAGAGGAGTTATAGTAGAAGCAACCATATAGTTACAGAGTATAAAGCAAAGAGTCTAGGTTATAAACTAGGTGAGAGAATAATAGATATAGTTGCTAGACAAAGAATAAAGGAGGATGGGTTACCAGATAGCAATGATCAGAGTACTGAGGTAAGTAATCTGGTTAAGAGGATTATAGCAGATGTAACTGCATATCCAAAGGTTAATGATGCTATGCAAGTTAAAACATTGTATGATGAAGGTATAGATCCGTATATGTATGTTAAGAGATCTGGAATAACATTACCAGTATATATATTACAATATAGGCCTGCAATAGATGCCTTGCAAGAGTTAGCAGAGATCTCTGGCTATATATTCTTTGTTGATGCTGACGGTAAATTACATTTTCATCCTCCTGGCATAAACTCAAATATAATAACATTCAAAGATAGTATAGATGCAAATGATAATCTTAGCACAACTGGGCTTATAGTAGATTATGAGTTAGAGGATAGCGTTGAACAAGTTAAGAATGTTATATATGGATTAGGAGGGAACAGACCAAAGATAAGCAAAGAGGTTACTGTTAGCAACGCATATGAACTGTTAACGGAGTATAAAGCTGTTAAGATAAATCTAGTTGGAATAGAGAGGGAGTTACAATATATAGCAGTTAGAGTTGCAAAGGTAGGAGATGATATAACATTACCATTAGAAGGTGAGTTAAGACTAGATGATGGTAATAATAGACCTAAAGGGGCATTGATAAAGGCATTCAGGAAGGATTATCAGGCTATAAGTGCTAAAGTAGGCTCAAGTAATGGACAATGGGTATTATTTGATGTTGGTGAAGAGAATTTAGATGTTAATACACCACACTGGCTTATTCTATACAAAAAGGGCGATGTCAATAGTACATATGCATGGTATCATGATAACTCTACAGTTGGTGTTAATGCTAGATCAAGTGATGGTGTATCATGGACTGTGAATAATAACAGTTATCAGTTCAACTATAGGCTATATTATTCTCAAAGATTACTAACACCAATAGCAGATAATAGTAGTATAAATGCATATGGTAGAAGAGAGGCTGTTGTATCATGGCCTACAGTTATAGAAGATGTTGAGCTTATAGCATTAACAAGAGGACAATTAGAGGTAGCAAAGAAGAGGAAACAGTTCATAACATTAACATGCATACCAGCAGATACAATGCTAAGGTTAGGAGATGCTATTAGAGTATTTGATAGCATAAATGGATTAGATGCTATATTTGATGTAACTAACATAAGTTACTCATTTGATCAGGGACTTGGTGATTATAATTACAAGTTCACCGTAAAAGGTGTAAGGTTCATTTAATGTGTTAATGTTAGTATTTGATTATGAGCTTTAGGGATATCAGAAGTGTATCAAGCATAAGTGATATAGTAAAGAGGTTAAGCGAAGAACTTGCAAGGGAACGCTATGGTAGAAGGGGAGAGATACTTTACATACTAAATATCTATGTGGCAAATGGAGAAGAAGATTCTGTTAATACAATTGACAATACTTCAACTAACATACTAGCAAGTGAGTATGTATATGACTCAACAGCACACGACTTTGGATCATACTCATAGTATAACTATTATAGGGAGGGTTGAGATAAGGTTGTATGAACGAAATGAGCTTGTAAAGAGTATTAACGTTGATAATTTAGTTGTTAACATAGGTAAACAAGTACTTGCTGATATAATAACTGAGAAGAATGTAAATATTGCTTATGTTGCAGTAGGCTCTGGAACAAGCCAAGTTACTCAAGGAGATACATCACTACAACAAGAGATAGGTAGAAAAGGTATAACTATGAAGAGTACAAATGGTAATCAAGCAAGGTTTGATACATTCTTTGATACATATGAAATGAATGGAACATGGAGAGAGATAGGCTTAATAAGCAGTGATAACAGACTAGTTGCAAGAACATTGCTCAGTAATGAGATAAACAAGACAAATAGCAATACTTCTACTATCTCTTGGAGTATAACATTCCAGTAAAGTGTTGTATAATAAATGATTGTGTATAAGCATAGGAGGTGATGGAATGGCTAGATATACAATACCAAAGGTGGGAAGAGCTATATCTAGCAGTGATTGGTACAGATATATTGGTGCATTTGCTGTAGACTACATCGATTACGGTTTCTCAGTAACTAATGCAAGTAATCTACAGGTTAATGTGAGTAGTGGGAGAGCATACATACAAGGTATAGCATTAGAGAGTGATGCTAATGAGCAGTTAACTATGCAAGCAAATTCTGTAAACCATATATTCATTAGATTGATCAAAGATTCGCAGGGAAGACCATTAGACTGGGAGTTTGTAGTTAACACTACTGGAGTAAAACCACAAGATGCTATAAAGATAGCGGAGGTTACAACTAATGCTAGTAATGTAATATCAATAGTAGATAGAAGGGCATTGGGAGATCTAACATATATGTTCATAGGCTCATATGATAAGTTAGAGCCTAGAGCAGGGCTTATAGTTAGTGATCCAGATTTAAGGTATATACTTGTTAGAGATAGTAGTAATACAAGATGGATACCATTACTAGGCTCTAAAGGTAGTGATTACCCGTTCTTCTCATTATACGAGGCAAGGGATCACTTTAATAGAGGGCAGGTTAATATTACAAATGCACCTCAGTTATACATAACATCCATAGCAGCAATAGAGAATGGTAATAATGATAGTAGTGTTAGAATGCATGCAATAACTAATGGAGGTAGTATAGCAAATGGATCATCTGCATTCTTTAGAACTAACTATACATTGAGACCTTCTATGCAAGATGCGTATAGAACTATAAATGGTATAACTATTGAGTTAAGATTTAGACTTGTTACTAGAGTAAGCAATGTTAGACACGCATTTGGACTTATAGATGGTTTAACTAGCATGAATGCATTTATATCGAGCGTAAGGAAAGTATGCTTAACTGTGGATGGAATAGGTAATTTTACTGCTAGAGTAGGTAATGGATCAAGTGAGAGTATAGTTGATACAGGTATAGCAAGTGATACACTATGGCATGTATTAAGGATTGAATGGTATAATAATAATGTTATATTCTATATTGATAATATTCAAAGAGCAAATATATCGTCTAACGTACCAACATCTGCACTTAACATATTCTCAGCAGTATACAATTTTACAGGAGCTAGTACTAGTGTATTCAACACAGTAGATTATTGGCATTATAGAATTATTTAACTTAACTTATTCAATAGATGGTGATACTATGAGTATAGCTAAGATAAGGGTTTATAGAAGTGATGGAGACATTAAACAAGAATTGCTTAAGGAATATAGTATAAATAGGAGTGAAGATCTTTTCGTATTGCTTATTAATCTACTCTTAAAGAACTTTAATATGTTGATTGAGATTGTTAATGATAATACTAACAACAACAGTAATAACCATGGTAATGAAGATGGATCGTTGCAGTCTAGCAATGATGAACATGAAGAGTATTGGTTTGCTAATATTTGAACTTAATAATTTATTAATGTGATATAAGATGAGCGTTATATTAGATGTTGAAGGTAATTATCCATATTTTGATAACTATTATGGTGCAATAGATCACTTCAATAGAGGGAATATAAACCTAGTTGAGACATATCGGGTTTATACTACAGATAATTATGCTGAAGTAAGGATACACAATGATATGGATAATTACAGATATCATGCATTATTCTTAGGCAGAGCAGGGAGCAATGGGGGTATGTATCCTCAAAGGATAGCATCTATTGGTGCAAGACATTATTATGTATCTCCAACAATGCTTATCGATGCAGATACTATTGTATTTGAGTGTTTATTTAAACAACTTAATAGTGTGCAAATAGGCGAGAAGGTAAGTATAGGTCTATTCAGCAGTACTCCAACAAATTACGCTGGTAACGATGATGCCTTCTCAAACAATACAATGATAGCATTAAGATACGATGGAGGAGATAACTATACTATGCCTAAGGATAACTATGAGATAGTATACTGTAATGATAATGGTAGTGTTACAGTGGTTAATAGTGGTTTAACAAGGGATAGTAATGAACATAGGATTAGAATAATATGGAGTATTAACAAAGTTGATTTTTACATAGATGGAATACTTAAGCATAGTACAAATAACAGTAACATGATACCTAGAAGGGCATTATCACCTGCATTCGCAGTAAGGAATGCTAGGACTAGCGTGGCATTGGATATAAGGCTAATAATTGACTATTGGCATATATACTTCCTGAAGTTAAATGGATAAATCTTGATAATATAATATTTCTTGATTTAGTTTAACTGATTTAGTTTAATAAAATAAGAGATTTTTAACTGTTAAAAGGTATTTACATACTACTATTATCTACTAGGCTTGTTAGGCATACTCTTTACTATATCTATAAGTTCATTAACTATAGTACTAACACTCTCTATACTAGTCAATGGTTTAACCTCTCTATCCATGAATGGCATTGTAGGGAGCAAGAATAGTATCCTTTGCAACTCCTCATTAGATTCTACATCCCATATACTTATTCCACCAGGGGTATCAGCGAATGCATATGCTACCTTTAGCTTACCACTGCTTTTGTAATCCTCATACATCCTTAATGTTTGAGCAAGCATCTTTAATTGTGCTAGAGATACATCTGTAGGCTCAAAGTTCATCTTTACCCTATCTATCACTAGATATAGCATAATTAACCTTAACTCATATTGTGATTTAAGCCTTTTGTGTGTCTAAAATTAAGCTTATTTAAAGAATAAAAGATATAAATAAATAATATCTATACAAGATTGAAATTATGCAAAAGCAAGAACAGAAAGAGGATAATAAACCAATCCGTGTACTTGTAGCTAAGCTTGGGCTTGATGGTCATGATAGGGGTGCCTTAGTACTTGCTAGAGCATTCAGAGATGCTGGTATGGAGGTTATATACTCTGGCCTATTCTGCACCCCAGAGCAAGTAGCAAAGATGGCCATAGATGAGGATGTAGATGTAGTAGCAATGAGCCTCCTTAATGGTGCTCATCTGACTCTATTCCCTAAGGTTGCTAGATTGTTAAGGGAGAAGGGAAGGGGAGATATACTTGTTCTAGGGGGAGGCATAATACCAGAGCAAGATAAACCATTGCTTGAGAAGGAAGGAGTACTAGGTAACTTTGGCCCTGGTACACCTTTACATGTTATAATAGACTTTATAAGAGAAGAGGTTAAGAAGAGGAAGGGGTTGAAATAATAGGTAATGCTATACTTATTCGCATAGATAAAAATGAAGAGCCTTAATTAAATAAATAAGCATATTACTTTATACAATATAGATTATTATAATTTTATGAGTGATATAATATCAGTTATATCATCAATATTATCTTTGTTACCTATAGTTATAACTAGTGCAAGTACATACTCTGTATGCTACATACTATTTAAAAGAAAACTAAAAGAAGTAAGAGAGGCTATAGACGCCTTAGATGATGCACTACAAGATGATAAGATAAGTGAGGAAGAATTCAAAGAGATCTGGAGTAAATTCAAGGCTATAGTATATAAATAAATCAGACTTTAATTTAAAAATTAATTTATTTAATTTTATTTAATTTAATTATTTATTTTTACGATAACTAAGTTATAAATTATCCATAGATGTTAACTCTCTTCCTTCCATATCATGGATCTTAGCCTATTACCTACCTGTTCTATCTGATGCTTCTCTAACTCCCTCATATACTTCTCGAATGAATCTCTACCCTCCTTATTGTATACACTAACCCACTCCTCAGCAAATTTGCCAGATTGTATCTCTTTAAGTACTTCCTTCATCCTTGCTTTTACACTTGCATCTATGACCCTTGGTCCCCTTGTTAAACCACCATATCTAGCAGTCTCACTAACCCTAGCATACATACCAGTTATCCCATACCTTTGAATAAGATCCACTATAAGTTTAAGTTCATGAAGGCACTCAAAGTACGCAACCTCTGGTTTGTAACCTGACTCAACCAGAGTCTCAAATGCTGCTAATATAAGTGAATGTACTCCTCCGCATAGATTAACCTGCTCTCCAAACCAATCAGTCTCAACCTCCTCCTTGAATGTAGTCTCTATAACACCAGCCCTAGTGCATCCTATACCCTTTGCTACTGCTAAGCATCTATCCCATGCCTTACCTGTTGCATCTTGATACA